TGTAGCTTACCATCATACTTTGTGTGCGTCTTGATGCCATCAACAAAGGATGATAGATATGTATCCAATGCACTCAACCTACTAACATCGTTGAGAAAATCCCTAGCTACCTGCATGTTGTTCTGCGTGGCTATGCCTTTCAGTATAGCTAGATTACCCTTGCTTGTAGAGAAGCCATTGGCACTAGCCCACTTGGCATTGGGTGCCGTAAACTTTAGGCCAGCAACTTCCTTTGTTCTCTGATACAGAAAGCCTGATGCTGCACAGTCTACACATTTGTTTGGCTTGCTATATGGGTCACCATTCTTTTTTGTCTTGCGAATATATCCTGTGCCATTGCATGGCTTACATTTAACTGCGCCGGTTTTGTAGACAATCTCTGTCTCAGTCTTCACAACATCCTTAAAGTCCTTCTCCTTCATGTAGGGATGGATGGCGTTAGCCCACACAGTTTTGTTCTT